ATAATTATATACTATATTTGTAATAGATAACAACAATGATAATACTACCAGCACAAATTGAAAGTATCAAAAGTCGCAAGGATAGAACGACAGCTATTGTAATAGGCACAAATGAACTTACACCCGACCAAGCAGGGCAAATATTCAGCCTTCAAAATTCGTTTGTTTATTGCGCTCTAAAAGAAGAAGAATTTGCGTCTAAAGAGAAAGAGATAATAGATGACCTAAAAGCCGACTTTGAAATAGAAAAGAAAAGCAATGGGCAACGATTACGCAACGTGCTGTATAAGTTATGGGAACAAGACAAAGAAGGGTTCTTAACCTTTGCCAAGTTTTATGACCACAAAATGGAACAACTAATAAATCATTTTAAAACCAAGTTAGATGTTTAAACAAATAGGACAGGTCAAAGAATTTAGATATGCGTTTGGCTTATCTAACAACGTTCACGACTGTGATAATTCACTTCATCAGGCACTCATTACCGAGGAACTCGAAGAGATGATTGAAGCAGATACGCACGTTGAAATTGCGGATGCGATTATAGATCAAATGTATTTACTTATCGGCTATGCTTGTAATCTCCAAATTGAGGACAAACTTGAAGCTATGTTTAGTGAGGTTCACCGTTCTAATATGAGCAAACTTGATGCTGATGGAAAGCCAATTTACCGTGCAGATGGCAAGGTGATGAAAAGCGAATTGTACTTTAAGCCAAATCTTAAAGATATTTTAGTGAATTGTTAATATCAATAGTTATCAACTATGGCATTCGAAAAAGGTAAAAGTGGAAACCCAAACGGACGACCTCACGGCGCAAAGTCCGAAAAAACTTTACAATGGGAGGCACTTGGTGAATCTATTACAGGTCAACAAGCGGAGCAGTTCAATGCGTTCCTTGACAAGTTATGGAAGTCACGTGATGACCAAGATAAGATGATAGCAAGTGAGTTGTATTTAAAGACACTTGAATACTTCAAACCTAAACAAGCGCGGAATACAATAGTTGGCGATGCGGATGCGCCAGTACAAATTATCATTTCGGATAAACTATGAAGGCGGTTATTGAGTTCGACTTAAACGATGAAATGGATGTACTAACCCACAAACGTTTTATGTCGATTGATTCGGTTTATTATGTGTTATGGCAATTCACTGAAGAAATGCGAAGACAGGTTAAGTACAATACCCAAAACTACAATGGCGACCAATTAGAGGCAATCGAGAAACTACGTGAGACATTTAATGAGTTACTAATAAATAATCAAATAACACTTGACTGATGACACCAAAAGAAAAAGCAGAAGCGTTAATGAAAAGCTTTAATAAAGTTAAAATATTCATTGATATTGAACCTTGCAGTATTGAAATCAACATTGAAAATGTTGATTGTGATGCAAACAAACAATGCGCTTTGATAGCGGTTGATGAGATAATTGAAGAATTATCTGAAAACGCAGATGGTGAAGTTAAATCAATGCGAATCATTTACTGGCAAAAAGTAAAACAAGAAATAAATAAACTATAATGAAAGAACAACGCGAACAACAAATGCACCATACTTACCGCTTATGCGTAATGTTTGGTATGTGGCTACAACAAAAGGAACAACGCAAACGATTAGCAAAGGGATCAATGACTGACTTGTTTCAGGAATGGATAGAACTAATTAGCAATCAACTTGGTGATGAGTAAAGTAAAACTTACCCTTGACTATTCGACAATTACGGTGAAACAATACGTTGACTTTCTTACCAACGAAGGTAATGAGATAGGTCAGGTGTCCGCAATAATGGGACAACCTAAGGACTATGTTAGGCAACTATCACCCGAGGACATCACGAAGGTAATCGATGCGTTCAAATCGGTAATAGAGAATCCTGTAGCTGAACACAAATATAAGTGGAACAAGTACGGCTTCGTTCCCGATATAAACAAGATTTCATTTGGTGAATGGTTGGACCTTGAAAGCAACTGCAAGGACTTTCCAAAGAACCTCAATAAGATACTATCTATTCTTTATCGACCTATCCATTCCGAGATTGGCTCAAAGTACAAAATTGAGCCATATACCGCAGAACATTTAAGCAATGCAAAGGTGTTTGATGAGATGCCTTTATCAATCGCGAATGGTGCGTTGGTTTTTTTTTCGAATATCGAAAACGAATTGTTGACAGCTTCCCTAGAGTATTTAGATACAACGATGATGAGGGAGATGGAGACAGCGATAGCGATGATGAAGGAAGCGGTGGCGCAACAAACGACTTAAGCGAACGTTACGGATGGTTTCACGTTATCGAAGAATTAGCGGATAGGGATGTAACCAAGTTCGACACAATAACCGAAACCCAGGCTTCAACAATCTTCGCACATCTATCGTACCGGATAGATTACTTTTCTTTCCAAAAACAACTCCTAAAAAAGTAATTAAATGCGTCATTGTTATATATGGCAACAGCATCTTCACTATACACCTATAACGTAGTAGTTAGCAAGTTTCAGCAATTCGCTGAACAACACGCGTTAATTAGAAGGTTCACACATGGACAAATCGCACAGGCAGACCTTGAAAAAGAAACTGAATATCCTTGGATGCACGTTACACCAACTGGCATTAGTTTCGATAAAGGACAACTTTCGTACACGTTTGATGTATTCTTTGCTGACTTACCACGTGATAAGGATGAAAAAACCGAGTACCAAAAACAAGCAATTAGTGATTGCATTTTACTTGCATCTGATTTCGTGAATATGCTTGAGTTAGGTCACATATTCGATGAATCGGTAGTATTGACTACACCAATAAGTGGAAGTCCTTTCGTTGAAGAGTTTAGCCACGTTTTGACGGGTGTTCAGTTATCAATCGAATTGGCGGTTGATTACTTGTGGGATGCTTGTGATATTCCTTATATCGGAGACTAATGGCAAAGAAGGTACAATATACAACCAATACACCAAGTGCATCAACTGATTACTTGGCGGCGGATAATACTTGGAAACCCTACTCGGGTGGTTCGGGTGGTGGTGGCATTCCTCACGGATCAACTACAGGAACTGATACATACACCACAACCATAAGTGGTGTAACTTCATTGAGTGATGGAGACGCGTTCTTAATTCGGTTTGTTACTGGCAATACGACATCCTGCACGTTAAACATCAACTCACTTGGCGCAAAAACGTTATATCGTAACAACGATGGCGCGTTGATAGGTGGGGATATTGTGGATGGTGCTGAAATGTTGTGCGTTTATAATTCAACAACTGATGGATTTCAAGCTATAGGAACAGCACCAAATACATTATTGTCATATGTAACAAACGCAGAATCCACAACCATAACCAAAGGACAAGCGGTTTACGCATTCGGTGGTACAGGTGACCGATTAAAAGTTAAGTTGGCTTATAATACAGGTGACGCAACTTCAGCGCAAACTATTGGTATTGTCTTATCAAGTTCGATAGGTGCAAATCAAAAGGGATTAATTATAATGCAAGGTCAAATTGATGGATTGAGTTTATTCCCAACATCAACTTGGGCTGATGGGGATGCGGTGTACTTGGGTGCAACTGCAGGTTCATTTAGTCAAACCAAACCATTAGCACCGAATCACCTTGTATATTTGGGGTTCGTGACCACCGCAAGTAATGGTAGTGCAGGTCGAATGTATGTTAGGGTTCAAAATGGTTACGAGTTAAATGAGATTCACGATGTCGCTTTATCTTCACCTTCCAATGGTCAAGTGTTGACTTATAACTCAACGAGTGGGTTATGGGTTAATCAATCGATTCCTGCTACAACATCCACTCAATTATTGAATTTCCAACTTGCAAACGTAATCAATGCCTCAACCACAACTTGGGTGGGTGTTGGTTTAACCGGTGGAACAAACGAAAGCACGGCAACGGTTATAATGCCAGTAGCCTGTACTTTGTCCGATATGTACACAATGCACTATAATACAACTCAACCCGCTACAGGTAGTCAAGTTTTCACGGTGAGAAAGAACGGAGTAGATACTGCTTTAGCCATTACTATTTCAGCAGGTAGTGTACCAACTACAACACCTTATTCAAACACCGCTAACTCGGTAACGTTTGCTGCAGGTGACAAACTCTCAATACGCAGGGTTAACAATGCAACCACTACAGGGGGTGCGGTTAACGGATTATCATTTAAATTGACCATATGAGATACGAGATAAAAGAACTTGACGAAGGTGTGACAATGATACACGTGTTAGAACAAAATGTATTTTTTGCGTGGGATGAAAGTGTTGAATATGATTCTTTCCGAGTTGCACTAAATGACAAAGGGATAGAAGCCTTTGTTGACTTGCTTATTCAGGATGCTAACACCGCTTATTTAACTTTCATAAATGGCTAATAGTCCTTTAAATGATTTAATCAATCAATTCGGTGCTGATGTTGTCGAAAAGGCAATGCAGAACCTCGGTGCATATCGTACCGTTAAGGGAAAGAAAAGACGTGCGGTTGCGAGTGACAACTTAAGAAAGTCATTAGGCTTTTATTACAACTCAAAAAAAGGATTACTTGAATTCTTCGCTAAAGGCAAGGCGAGTAATTATGCTGACTTTGTAGAACAAGGGGTAAATGGCACACGTGGGAATGTAGGTTCACCTTATTCGTTTAAGAGTGGCGGAAGTGGTGGACAGAAGGTTGATGGAATGGGTGTAATGCAAAAGGCTATTTACGATTGGATGTCCATAAAAGGAATTAAGCCACGTAACAAAAATGGAAGTTTCGCTACATTCAAAACTCCAGAAGCAAAAGAGAACGCAAAGAAGTCAATGGCTTTCAATATAATGCGTTCAATCCGTAGGCGTGGAATACAACCGCTTTTCTATTGGCGAGATGCTATCAATGAGTTGGTGGATGTTTACGAGCCACAATTTGCCGAGGCTTTAGGAAAGGAAATAAAAATTGTAATTGAAGATAACCTTCAAAAGAGAATAAAAGTATGATAACGACAAAGATTACAGGACTTTCGGCGCAAGGAAACGATGAGTTTAAAGGTCTTGCATATAGTAACAACGATGTAGCGGTAACGATGTCATCCGATAACGTTACTGAAGATGGTTTTAAGTACATCTTTAACGTGGGTGATATGGCTAATGGCAATGAATACAAGTTCTACGTGTCACCAAATGCCGCGTTGAATGGGGTATTTAACTGCAAAACGATATTTAATCAGTTAGTCCCAACTCCGATGGTGTATAATACAACCGATGTATTGATGCATATTAGCGCACCGCTTAACTCGGATGCGTTAAACGTGAACCGATTTAGAGTTCAATGTTTTGAAGGTTGGAATATTGCAGGGGTATTTACTGAAACTGATGTTAATTTAGTGCAATACGATTTAATGTGTGTTTATGGTAGCGGTAAGCAAAATTTTATTGTTATGGGTACAAACGATACCAAGCCATTAGCACTATGCCAAGCCTACGATAATACACTTGGATTCAGCGCAGAAACGGTTGCAACTGCAATTAACCTACCTGCATCACTTCAAAGCGAGGTAATAAATTGGCAAAAGATTTCGAGGTCAAATGTATCAGGTCAAGAAGATAGCGCCTATCGCATTTTATCGTGGATTGCGGATGATACAAGTTTCATTAATGTTAACTATCCGTTCTCAACTATTGATAACTTCACGTTTAATTTATACGATGAGCTTGGAACTATAATAAGCACTTTTTCAATTCCTTTTTCTTTGGGTAGTGGTGCGTTGTACCATTTACCAACAGGATTGAAGAACCTTGTTAATGGTGGATATGTGGATCAAACAACCGCAGATAATACCGCTTATTGGACTTTAGTAGGTGTTGACATTGATGACAACGAGATAACCGCTAAATATGGTTATTGGATAGAAAGTGATTGCAAGTACAACCCAGTGCATTTGTACTGGCTTAATCAATTAGGCGGTTGGGATAGTTACTCCTTCATTAAGAAAAACGAACGTAGTATTGAGGTCGAAAAGAAACGATACAAGCAGTATTTAGGTGACTACAATAATGCGACAACTGAAAACCCATTTAGCACCGAGGCATTTTCAAGGTCATTGACTGAACGTGAGCCAATCGTTAAAACCTTTTTGAACTTAAATTCAAATTGGCTTACCGAAAGTGAGTTCAAGTATATGCGTGATTTGTTCCGTTCCAAATCCGTTTGGATGGTGGATGATAACGTGGATGGTTATTCGGTTGTTCCTGTTGTCGTTGAGGACAATAACTACCTAATGCGTAGGGAAAGAAACTCACGCAAGTACAACCAAACATTGAGACTTCAAATTGCCAACGAGAACGAGACATTAAACATTGAAAATACACCTTTCCCAATTCCTGCACCTGTTGCTTGTTCATATTTTAACACATTTGCAAAAGTTGGCGGTTCTACTTCTTTGGTAGTTGGGACAAACGTAGGTAATGCGTGTAATATAGTTAGCACCGCATCAGCATCAGCGCGTTATATCACGGTGAGTGTGGCAAATAGTTTAGGAGATACACCAATCGCAGGGCAATCTTACTATGTGAGTATCTCTTATACAAGCAATGTGCCTACACCGATTAAAAATGGATATATTGACTTGGGTAATACGGTAACAGGTGGTGGAACAAGAACAAGTTTCAATATGCAAAGTTCAGGAACTCCAATAATTGCAACTGGCATTTGGGGAACAGGAACTGACCCGAACACGTTTTATATCAAACTACCTGCGTGGAGTTCGGGAACGTGGACAGGTAACATATATGTAACGGTTGGACTTGGTAATTGTCCCTAATAACAACAAATGGAAACAGCACTAATTATATATTCACAAGGTGACAACGTGCCTACGTTGGTTGACCTTTACGAGAATGAGACGATTGCACTACAATTCAACTTTAGTGACATCAAGGACTTGAAACCGCGCGGATCGTACTCGAGAACCTTTCGCATTCCTGCAACGCAAACGAATGGTAAGATATTTGGGTTCATTCAAGAAAACACTTACCAATTTGCTTCGTTCAATCCAAAGCGAAAACTGAATGCAATTATCACAGTTGACACGATTCCAATCTTGGAGGGTAACTGTCAATTCAAGGCTTGTTATACAAGTAATGGTGAGGTGAGTGAATACGAGATTGTGTTCTTTGGTAATGTGGTGGACTTCTTTAAGAACATTGCTGACAATGATTTCAAAGGTTACATTTCAACACAACTTCAAACGGACTATAACTACGTTGTTGATTATGACAACATAGCCACGTTTAACGCTGAAACGGATATCTACTTAAGCCTAACGGATAGAGGGCAAAATTGGGTAGGTAATGTGAACGATGCAAACTCGCGTTGTATCAATTCAACCAACAAAAACGTAGTAGCGAAAGCAGGTGAGTTAACTCCATTCGTATCGGCTCGGTATATCTTTAACAAGATTATCGAATTAAGCGGATTTCAATTAGGTAGCAATTCTAGTACACTAACAAGTGAACTTGACTTTATGTACATTCCGTGGACTTCGGAATCAGGACAAATACAACAAGGCGGTGGTAACCCTGAGACTGCGAAATTCAAGTTGAGCGGATATTCACCATATGAAACTTTTGTTGTTGGTGACTTTGCTAATGAGACAATCAATGGTTACACGAACTCGGTGTATCATTTGCCAACTTTGAATATCACAAGTGACCCAGGTTCAAACATCACAGGTAACGTGTACACCGCGCCATTTAGTGGTAATTACAAATTCAATATGTTTGTTACCGCGCAAGTGGATGCTGAAACTTTAGCAGAAATTAAATTGAGATTTGTTAAAACTGATTTACTTGGAAACAAGACATTCATTAACTCAACGGGTGGTTTAGATTTCAGTTGGTTCGACAATGAAGGAAACGACATTTTTTACATAAACGAAGATAGGCTTGGAAGTAACCAAACATCGAATGTGTTTCTTGAAGCAGGTGAAACTATTGAGGCGGTATTTGTACAATTAGAACCAACTAATACTTATTGGACATCATTCACAGGAACTTTTACTATTAAGAGTGTTGTAGTTGAAGCCAACGAGATAACAAAGCCATTATACGGAAACGTGATTGATTGGAGTGCTAATGCGCCTATAATGAAATGTAGCGAATTTATGGATTCGCTATTTAAGATGTATAACTTGGTGGTTATTCCTAACAAGGTCAATCAAAAAGAAATTGATTTCATTCCATTTACCGAGTACATCAGTCAAGGAGTTAGTAAGGATTGGACACCATTACTTGATATTAGTAAGGACATTACACTAACCGCAACAACTGACTACCAAGCGCGAAAGAATACCTGGACTTATAAGGCAAGTTCCGACCTATTCAACAACCTTTACAACACACAAGGAGACCGCGTGTATGGTAGGCTTGAATTGATTGATCCACAAAATGACTTTGCTACTGATGAACAAAAAATAGAGTTGTATTTTGGTTCAACTCCGATAGTACCGATTAAGGCTACATCGTATGCCATCCCTAAATTCGTCAATGACCAGTATCAATATTCAGCACCTAACCCGCGTATCTTGTATAAGACAGGCGAAACGATGAACTTTAACGTGTACAATGATGGCACGAATGGAGTTAACGTGGTAACCGCTTATATGTTCAGTCATTATAGTGACTTTTTGCCAGATATTACTTCACGTGATTTGAACTTTGGTCAAGAAACACCACTTTGTGAGGTTAGTTCAATACCATATAAGACACTTTACGCGCGTTATTGGAACGAATACATAGAAAACATTTACGCACCCGATGCGAGAGTTTTAGAAGCCTTCTTTTCGCTTGAATTTGCGGACATTTACAACTTCAATTTTAACGATAAAATCTTTATTAAAGATTCATATTGGAGAATCCTATCCATTAGCGATTATGTAGTTGGAACGCAAGACACGGTTAAAGTAACTTTGATTAAGCAAGTGACCGCAACTCCCGATTGTCTTTTAACACCAACAGGAATCAGCGCATTAGGTCGCGTTTTATTCGAGGATGTAGATGGAAATCCCGCAGATGCTACCCAAGTTTGTTGTGAGACCTACAATTATAATTGGATAGATGGCGCGTGTTTCGCGTTTAGCCGAGATAGTGACGGAAGTGGTAAACCAAAGAGCGCACAATTAACAACCGAAAAAACTTTAGCCAATCCACCAATCGAGAAATCGGGGTTAGTTGTAACGGATAACAACTTTGTTGGTTCGGGTAATGACAATTCGATAGTGTTAGGTAGCGGTAATAGATTAGATAGCGGATTAGATTCCGTCTTTGTAATAGGTTACAACTCCAACGTATTAAACGGAGGTACTACAATAGGTAGCGCAGGTGCGTATGTTGGCGAAATGCAAAACGGATTGATTCCTGTTTGGGGTAAAGGTGACTTTACCAACGATACTACATCCATTACTTTAGCTGCCTATGGTTCGACTTACATCAATATGCCAGACAATTCCGTTTGGTTGGTCAAATTGCGTTTAATGGTTGGTCAAGTGGGTGCGTTAATTGATGCATCAGTAAGCGGTGAATACAACTTACATATTGCTCAAAGCGGTGGTACTATAAGCCTAAAGAACGTGACCACAATAGATGAAACACCGATTGACATAGATGGCAACTTTGTAATTGACTTGGATGTGGTCGGTAGTACCTTTGCAATACTTGTATTATTGGACAACGCAACGTCTTATCCTTACAATTCAATAAACATTAGCGGTCAATTAACTTACACACAATATCACTATGAATAACCCACACGACACATTTAAAAACATCAAGGAGATGTTGAAACACGGAATAGGCAAAGACCTACCGAGCAAAGAAAATAAGTTACCAAATTGGTTAACAAAGTCCATAAATTTCATCGTTTCTGCGTCTTTAATTATAGGCATTATTTACCTCATTAAATCATTGTTCTAAATGGCTACACAAAAGACAGTTGTTGAAATTGATATACAAGGCACGGAACGCGTTGAATCGATGCGCACTCAAATGCGTAGATTACGCGAAGAGTTGGCGCGATTGCCAGAGGGAACTGCCGAATTTAATAAGGTTCAAAGGCAACTTGGTGAACTAAATGACAAAATGGGCGACCTCGGTAGGTCGGTCAATACATTAGCAGGTGATCCGTTAGAACGACTGAATAACTCCTTCGGGATGATTGGTAGTTCTATACTATCACTTGACTTTGGCGCAGCGCAAACAGGTTTACAAGGAGTAACTTCAGCAATCAATGATTTCAAGTTTGGCGACCTTTCCAATGCGGCTAAAGGCTTTGGTAAAACAATGCTAGATTTGGGTAAGGCTTTACTTACAAATCCAATCTTTTTGATTGGTGGCGCTATTGCTTTAATCGTTACCAACTTTGAGGAACTCACAAAGGCAGGTGGATTAGTTGGTAAAATGTTTGGTTTCCTTAAAACAACCATTGATTCAGTTACGCAAGGTCTTGTTGACTTTATGGACTGGATAGGGTTAACCGATTCCAAAGCCGAAGAACGTGCCGAGAATGAAAAGAAAAGAGCCGAAGAGGCAAAGAAGTTGGAGGATGAAAAGGTAAAGAAGCAAAAGGAAGCCGAAGCCGAAAAAGATAGGTTAGCAAAAGAAGCCGCAAAAAAAGAAGCGGAAAGAATGCAGAAGGTTAGAGATGACCAAAAGGCATTAACGGAATATATAAAGGCAGAGCAGGAAAAGAGATATCAAGACACTTTAGCGAATGATGATAAACTTGTAAGACAGGCGCAACTCCAGTACGAAGAAAAAAAGAAATTAGCGCATGGAAATATTCAACTACTTAAGCAATTAGAAGAAGAATATCAGAAGCAGGTTGCTGAAATTCGTGATAAGGAAACTTTACAAATTAAAGGTCGTGATGCTACACGTGTAACATCCGCAACCATTACAAGTGGAATTGTACTTAAAACCAACCAAGCCGAAGTAGATGCCGCGTTAGCAAATCAAAAGAAACAGCAGGAAGGTGATGCCGCTTTATATGCTGCACGTTATCAAATAGCACAACAAACCATAGGCGGTTTAATGGATCTTAATACCGCGTTAGTTGATAGTGGAATAGTTGACGCAAAGAAAGGATTTCAAATTGCCAAAACTTTGGGCATTGCACAAGCCACGATAGGAACTATTGAAGCTACTCAAAATGCATTTACAACTGCTTCGGCAAGTCCTATAACAACTGTATTTCCTGCATATCCGTTTGTTCAGGCAGGTATTGCGGCTGCGGCTGGTATTGCACGTATTGCATCAATTCGCGCACAACAATTCAACGGAGGTGGAAACGCACCAAAGCCAACTTCAAACGGTGGAGGTGGCTCAATGGGTGGTTCAACTTCAGCCCCTGCGGTTGACTTATCTTTCTTGAATGTAAATGGTAATAAATCACAACCTATTCAAACCTACGTATTAGCGACTAACGTAAGTAGCGCACAAGAAGCCGAACAAAAAATTAAAGACCAATCAAAAATCATAAAATAATGGAAGAAGTAAAAGTAATCGAATACACTATCGATGATAGTGGTTATCTTGGAGTTAACGCAATCTCATTAGTTGAAAATCCTGCAATCGAAGTTGACTTTGTTGCGTTGTCAAAGACATCAATAAAACAAGCGGCAATCGAAGAGGGTGAACGCAAGATGTTATACGGTGCGGTGATGATTCCCGACCAACTTATCTACCGCGTAAATGGTGCAGGTGAGGCTTACTATTGTAAATATTCAAAGGACACAATCAATAAGATAGCGCAAGAATATCTTAAGCGCAATATGCACCACAATAGCAACCTAGAACACCAAGTGCCAGTTGCAGGTTGTGTGGTTGTTGAGTCGTGGATCAAAGAAGGCGAACACGATAAGAGTCAAAACTTTGGATTTAGCTTTCCCGATGGTACTTGGTGCATTGGAATGAAAGTAGATAACGATGAAGTGTGGAGTGATATAAAACAAGGTAGTGTTAAAGGGTTTTCTTTGGAGGGATTCTTTACCGAAATGAGCGAAGAGTATTTAGCAGAGCAAGAGATTGAGAAAATTATGAAGGCATTAGCCGACGAATTGAGCGCGTTGTAATAGATTACACCCGTGCAGGTGTATTGTTTACCCGACAAACAAAGAACCCCCTACGTTTAGGGGGTTTCTTCGTTGAACTTAAAAACAATTAGAAAAATGAACAAACATTACCCGAATGGGATGACACAAAAGTAAAAACAAATTTGAGTTTATGCGTCTATTAATCAAAGTAATTATCAACACTATGAGTAAAGTTAACGAAATCGTTTCCAAGTACGCAGAAAAACTAAAGTCCTTTGGGGTTAGTTTGTCGGCTGTTGAGGAAGCGGTAGATCAAAAACAAATGGCTATGGCTGTGCTCGCTGATGGTACTGAAGTCTATTCCCCTGATGCTGAATTTGGTATTGGTTCGGAAATCTTTGTTATGGATGAAAACGGGAATCCAACCCCTGCGCCTGATGGAGAACACGAAACCACCGAAGGAAAAATCTTGGTTGTAGTAGAAGGCAAAATCAGCGAAGTAAAAGAAAAGCCAATGGAAGAAGAACCAAAGGTTGAGATTGAAATCGAAGAAGTAGAACAGTCTTCTTTCGATGGAGTTTCACGCGAGGAGTTCGAGAACACTATCAGCAAATTGATTGAAGGCTTTGAAGCCAAAATCAACGCGTTGACTGCTGAAAAGCAAGAACTATCTGCAACTATTGAGAAAATGTCTAAAGCACCTGCTACAGAAAGTGTGAAGAAGTCTAACCCAGTTGCACAAAAACAAAGCGCAAACGAAGTACCATTTAGAGCAATGGACGCACGTTCACGCGCATATCAATTAATTAATTCTAAAAAATAAAAAAAATGGCTATTACTATTAACGGTACATACGCAGGTGAATTAGCATTACCATATATTCACGCTGCATTATTGAGTGGTGACACTCTTGCAAAAGGATACGTAACGCTTAAGGAAGGTGTTAAATACAAGGCAGTATTGAAGAAATTGGCTTCCGCTAATTTGGTTCAATCATTCACTTGTGATTTCTCTGATCCTACAGATTTGACTTTGAACGAGGCAGTTCTTGAGGTTAAAGATTTGAAAGTTAACTTGGAGGTTTGTAAGTCACAATTCGCTAAAGATTGGGAAGCTGCTTCAACAGGTCGCGGATTCGCTAACGATGTTGTTCCTGCTAACTTCCAAGATTTCTTAATCGGTTATGCTGCTGCAAACGTTGCTCAAAATATTGAGTTTAATATTTGGCAGGGTGATTTCGGTGGTGCTGGTTCATACACAGCATTCGATGGATTGGAGAAACTTATCAAGGCTCAATCTACTTTGGAAACTACTTGGACTACAATGACCGCTGCAAATGTCATTGCTAATGTTCAATCAGTTTTGGCTTTGTTGCCTGAATCTTTGGTTGGAAATCCTGACACTAAAGTATATATGAACCGTGCTACTGCTCAGTTGTATCGTCAAGCAGTTGCCGCTTTGGGTTATGCATTTGAATACAACGCATTCAAAGAGTTCAATATGCAAGTTGATGGTTATGATATCTTGGTTTGTCCAGGTATGACTACAGGTACTATCGTTGCTTCTAAAATTGACAACTTGTTTGTTGGTGTAGATGCCAACAGCGACTTCGCTGAAGTTAAAGTTGTAGATATGTCTTTGACTGATGCATCTGATATGGTACGTATGGCAATGAAATTCCGTGTAGGAACTCAAATCGGTTTCGGTTCTGATGTTGCTATCGGTTATATTGACTAATAAAAAACACAAGTAAAAAGGTGGGGGAATAAGTCCCCTGCCTTTTATTGTAAATAATAACAACTAAAAAAAATTACTATGGCTTGTGAATTAACCGCAGGATTTGCACTTGATTGTAAAGAGGGTGTAGGTGGTATTAAGGCTATCTTCTTGCAACAATTAGCAGACTTCCAAACAGGAGTTGTGATAAATGGTACAAGTGAAGAAGTAGAAGAATTACCTACTGCATCAATTTACCAATACACACTTCCAAAACATACTGGTTCTTTTACTGAAGAAGTTGCTTCTTCTGTTGAAAATGGAACAATTTTCTACACGCAAACCGTTACTGCAACTTTCTTTAAGTTGACTGCTAACCGTAGAAAACAACTTGAATTAGTTGCTAAAAATCGTCTTGTTGTTTTTGTATTGGATAACAACAATAACATCTGGATGATTGGTAAGGTTGATGGTGCTGAAGTTACTGCTGCATCTACTTCTACAGGAACTGCAAAAGGTGATTTGAATGGTTATACCATTACATTTACTGCAGAAGAAGCCCACAAGGCTTACCGATTGGAGTCTTATGGTACAACTCCATTTGATAACTTCCCTGATATCACCGTTGTAGCACCTACAATTTAATTTATATTTGTTTAAAGGATGAATTACCTTCAAACGAATACCGCATCGCAGACCCTTCTCCTTTCTTTAAAGGAGGGGGTTTTGCTTTTTGATACAACGTATACGAATTACTTACTTGTAATTCAAAACGAAATTACATTAGAGACATTTTATGTTATACCTGCTCAAATCAGCGAGAACGATAGGGTCACGACTTTGGCAATTAGTACAAATGACGATGATCCAACTAATGGTTCTATCCTTGTTACTAATGGTGGGCGGTATAACTTCATTATATACGGTCAAAATTCAACTACAAATCTTGACCCACAAAACGCGGATGTGGTTGGTGAGATTAAAAGAGGGTTTATTCAAATGGAAACTTTGGTGAACTATTACGACCAACCAAACATAATTATTCCAAGCGACATCGAATACAATGGATAAAAATAAATCAATCGTTGACAGGTTTAGCGCTACACAAGTAGAGTTAGCCAAGTACGTTAAAATCGAGCCTATTGAGTTTGAAGATAGGAAGGGATGGGTGGCTTATGGTGAAGGAAATCATTTCCCACAATACTTGATTGAACTATATAACACTTCGCCTGTTCACGGTGCGCTCGTAAATAGTATTGCGTTTATGATAGCAGGTAAAGAATTTACTGCTGCATCACAAGTTACCTTGCGCGAGATTCAACGATTGAAGTTAGATAAGGTATTGCATTCAACTGCACTTGATTTAAAGTTACACGGAGGCTTTTATTGGGAGGTAATTTGGTCAATGGATAGAAGCACCATTGCACAAATAAACCACTTGCCATATGAGAACTGTCGTTTGGCTTGTTCCGATGATAACGATGATGTTACTGGCGTTTGGTATTCACGCGATTGGTCGGATACAAGAAAGAAGAAAAACAACCCTCATTACATTCCATTATTTGACATAAATACCAAAGACGAAAACCCGAAACAAGTGATGTTTCAGCATTCGATGATGGTTGGAAGTGAGTATTATCCGAAGCCTGACTACATCGGTGCTATCAATGAGATTGAGAAATTAAGACAATTAAGCGAATACCAAGTTAACTTAATTTTAAATGGTTTCTTTCCTTCGTTAATTGCATCATTTAACAACGGAATACCTACGTTAGAGGAACAAAGAATGATAAAACAACAACTGCAAATGAGCATTCAAGGTGCTGAAAATGCAGGAAAGGTATTGACATTCTTTAACGAGGAACGTGACCGAGGTGTAGAGTTCACCGCATTTCCTGTAGCAGATATGGACAAGCAATTTGAATCGCTTGTAACCCCTGCTATTGAGCAAATTTTGGTAAGTCACCGCGTTACTTCACCGCTTCTTTTTGGTGTGCGTGATGGTGGCGGTTTGGGTAGCAATACCGATGAAATGAAAACTGCATTTCGTTTGTTTTCAAAGCAAGTAATTGATCCATTCCAACGCATCATTTGTGATGGTGTAGATATGTTATTACGTGCTATCGGAGTTCCACAAGGTGCTGAAATTGTAGAGAATGATTTGTTTGAAGAAGATGTTGTTATAAATGGCAACGTAGCGCCAAGCCAAGATATCGCAAGTCAGGCATTGAATGGAGCGCAGATTTCTTCTTTACTTGAAATTATTACGAAAACAACTGCAAATGTATTGACTTCAACAAGTGCGAAGGCTATAACTAAAGCGGCTTTCCCGATGCTATCGGATGTTGAAATCAATAACATTTTTGATAACTTAAGTAGTGTTAACTTACAACCTACGGATGTGTTGCAATCATCCGAAAAAAAAAAAGTTAAGCACGAACACAAAGAAGTTTCTAAAGTCTGCTGTTCATCAAGCGATGATTTCACGGATGAAGAAGGAAAGCAATTTCTAAAACAACTTGCTGAATGTGGTGAGTTGATTGATTTAGAAGAATGGGAATTAGTAGAAGAATGTGAAGTTGACAATTATGACAACGAAGAACAATTTACCAAAGTAAATCAAGGTCTTGAAACATATGCTGACCCAGACCAAAAGAGTAAATTAGACGCAGGACTTTACAAGGTGCGTTATAGATATTCCACTTGGATAAGTGAAAAGTCACGCGAGTTTTGTCGTGAAATGGTGAGACTTTCAAAAGGTGGCATTGTTTGGAGATACGAGGACATCCAAGAAATGAGTGCTGCAGGTGTTAATGGACAATTCGCAGAGCGAGGTAAGAGTAGTTATAATTTGTTCCGCTATTGTGGGGGGGTTAATTGCCATCATGCTTGGATGCGTGCCATTTACAAACGTAAAAGACAGGGCGGTAAGTTCTTACCTAATGAAGGAATGGATAATGAGGTAAAGATTGCGGTTAGAAAAGCAGAAGCAGAAGGATTCTCACCAATGGATAGAACCGTTGGTTATGATGATGCAAAAACACCGATGATTAAACGACCAAACGGAGGAAGATTAAACTAAAAAAATTGTAAAATATGGCAATCCCACAAGAAATACTTTTGATAAATGAGGAACTTTTAAAGAAGTATACTCCATTAACCGATGCAGTTGATCCAAACATTATTCGTCCATGTATTTACGTGGCTCAAGATATGTATCTACAAAACTTTTTAGGTACTAATTTGACCAATAAATTGAAGGATGATGTTGCTAATGGCACTTTAGAGAACCAGTATGCAACATTGCTCAATGATTACGTGATTAAATTGCTTATTTGGTGGGTTATGGTTGAACTTTACCCCTCGTTATTGTATAAGCACGATAATGGAAACTTGGTAAGTAGACAAAGCGAAGACACAACTCCTGTAACAAAGGGAGAGATGGAATCTTTGAAAGAGAAAGCGCGTGAGAATGCACGTTTCTACACCAAGCGAATGGTTGATTATTTGCGTTTTAATACAAATCTTTTCCCCGAATATACCAACAATACGGACAACAATATCTTTCCTGATATGAATCCGTACGGCAAGAGTAACTTTTTAGTAAGTGATAGTTATAAAACACAACGACACAAATGGTCAATTCAAAACTTCCTACCTCCTACGTACTAAAGCGAGAGCAGTACGAAAAGATGCTGAAAATTTATCTTAAAAAACAACAAGCAAAAGTAAAAAAGAGTTGAAAGAGTTGATGTTTTTGAAAGGTAAGATTTGGTTTTTAGCAGGTCTTGCGGTATTCCTACCCATTAAGGAACTGATGTTAACCATTGGCTTCCTTGTTGGTGCGGATATGATAGTTGGCATATGGAAGGCTTTAAAACTAAAGCAAAGAATTAGGTCGCGCAGGATGTCCGATACTATCACGAAATTGTTGTTGTATCAAATCGCAATAATGAGCGGGTTCTTAATTGAATCGTTTATTATTAGTGAACTTATACCAATTACCAAATTGGTTGCAACCGTTATCGCAGTAATTGAATTTAAGTCAATCATTGAATCGATTGAATCGGTTACTGGCAAAGACCTTTGGAGTAGAATTAAAACTATTATAGGTAGAAAAAGCGAAGACATAACCGATGCAATGACCGATGGAAAAAATAAGTAAATATGTGACCTATCAAGAAGTCACAAAGAGCAATCAAGCGACTGCGTTAAAGTTGGCTAACATTCCAAACGCAGAACAATTAAATAACTTACGTTTGGTATGTACTAAAATCTTTGATCCATTACGCGAACATTTTGGAATACCCATTGGTATAAGTAGTGGGTTTAGGTCGGTTGAATTAAATGCCAAAATCGGAGGTTCTAAATCATCACAACATTGTCAAGGCAAGGCGTTGGATATTGATGGTGACATCTTCGGTGGTATAAGTAACAAATTAATTTTTGAATATATAAGAAAAAGTTGTAATTTCGACCAACTCATTTGGGAGTTTGGAAGTGAGAATCATCCCGACTGGGTTCACGTAAGTTACAACGAGGGAAAGAACAGAGGTCAAGTTTTACGTGCGGTTAAAATTGGCGGCAAAACTGTTTACCAACCTTTCTAAATATGGCTCAAGAATCAGCAAAAACAAAGTTAGCGCGTGAAGTTCGCGCGAAGTTTCCCAACACTCCAACGTTGACCCTCGCAAAGAAGTTAAGCAAAGAACATTTCGAAACTTTTTTAGGTGTTGAGGATGCGCGTGATACATTACGCAGGATTGAAGGAAAGAATGGTAATACACCAAAAGACAAATCTTTGGTAATGGAAAAAGAAAGACCAAAGAACCCATTTAAATTACCAAAGTCATACGCGAAAGGTCGCAAACATATTGATGTAAAAGGCAAAAAGATTCTTATCCTATCGGATGTGCATATTCCTTACCACGATATTGATGCGTTATCAGTTGCGATTGAAACGGGATTGAGCGAAGGAGTTGATACGGTTATCCTAAATGGTGATGCGCTCGATTGTCATATGATAAGTGACTTTGTTAAGGATCCGAAGAAACGCAAATTCAAGGATGAATTGTACGCAATGCGAACATTTGTTTATGAGTTAAGACAAACGTTTCCAAATGCAGAGATAATATACAAAGAAGGTAACCACGAAGAAAGGTATTGGAGATATATGCGCGTTAAAGCGCCTGAACTATTCGACATTGATGCGTTTGATTTCGCAAGTCTTTGCCACTTGGATAAGTACGATATCAAATGGATTGAGGGAAAGAACAAGATTAACATTGGTGGGTTGTCTTTATTTCACGGTCACGAGTTCGGTAAGCAATTCTTACCAAGTGTTAACGTGGCGCGTGGGTTGTTTTTAAAGACAAAAGCAAATGCGATGTGTGGACATCATCATCAAACTGCGGAACATACCGAAAGAGATGTTAATGGTAAGGTTATTACTTGTTGGGGCGTGGGTTGTTTGAGTGAGTTATCCCCCGATTATAACCCCTATTCAAAATACAATCACGGATTTGCAATTATAACCAGAGGCAATGGAAAAGAATTTCACGTTAAGAATTATCGCGTTAATGACGGTCGCATTTATTAGCGGCTTGTGTTGTAATTTTTGGAAAAATTCAGGCAAATCAAACAGGGTACAAATTGTAACCCTTTCGGATACTGTTGTTGTATTAAAGGCAACCATTGACACTTTGGAAGTGCAACGGATCAAAACCAAAACGATTTATGATAAACAAATTGATACTATTTATTTGCTTGATAGCGTTGCCATTGATAGCGCATACACAAAAGCAATCAACAGGCTTGAGCAACTCGAAGGCTCTGGATTCTTTAAGCATTGAAAGAAGGCTTGTTATATTAGGTGTAAAGTCACTTGATTACTACATTCATTTAAACGACATCAATAGTCGTATTATCCGTACACAAAGTGAGGTTATTGTCTATAATGAATCGTATATCGGACAATTACAGGCTGATTTGTCCCATTTAAAACAAGTTAATGAAGTTGAGATAGGGCACAAAAAAAAGTGGCGAAAAGCCACTCTTTATTCATTGTCGTTTAATGCTATTTTTTTAGCGACATTATACGTTTTAAGTAAATAGCCATATCTAAAGCTTCCTCATACGCGTGATGAAGCCATTCTTTTTCTGAAAGATTAGCCTTATCAACCGTTGTTCCGTACTTCGCACGTCCCATTTTCTCGCGTGAGATTAAATCAGTGATGACTTCTTTGTAGACATCGCTTTGGCAATTGTCGAAATCGTGTGTTATATTCATTGTTCTCTTTTTTTTAATCCTATTGACCAAAGATAAGCATCAACTTCTTCGGGCATACTTTCCATTTTATTTTTTAATTCAGTAAAATACTCACGATTGGAATCATCGCATTTTTCTAAAATTGAACCGCTTAATGTTTGAAGAATTACGTATTGTTTAGATTCAGCCTCAAATTTTTCCATTGATATTAACTGATGACCGCTTAATAATTGAAACACTACAAATTTTTGAATTTCGGCGGTATAAACATAATCATCCCAGTCTTTCTTTTTTTCAATTTTGATATTGTCAAATTGAATCAAAT